ATGGCTGACAAAATATTCATTACCATGACAGATGGTGAAAAACTTGAAATTAACGAAAACACTCTTCTAACATGCATACAAAATGATAAGGAATCGATTAAAGCAGATAGCATATTTTACTCAAAAATAATCTATCAAAATTTCCCTTTGAAAGAATCTAATCCCATTGTTTCTGTCCAAACCTCATCTCCATTAGTAGGGTTCATGGGACTATTTTCTTCATGTGATTTCTTTACATTTTCAGATGATATTGACGCAAGCAATACAGTCGTCTATAAAACTTCTGCTATTAAAAGTATTGAAATTAATTGGTTGACTATTGCTCATTGATTATGGAAGCCTTGCTTTCTTCTATAAGCTCAATGAGCTTCTTTTTTTGGGTTTAATTCGAATTTATAATCGATTAAAGTTATATTTGATATTCTTAAATTTTTCCATCTTCAGGCTCTTTGAGAATAAATACCTTCGTTTCTTTAGTTTACTAAATTATTCAGGTGATCATTTTTTTCAGAAGCGTTATTCTTTTTATATAAACTCCAATACATAAATTAATAGACAGCAACGGATGATAGATAATAAGAACAATTTAGAAGGAGTTGGAATTCACATCCTTATTCTTAATATTTCCGCTGCTGTCTATCGAAGCTTAATTGTGAAACAATAATAAAACGATGTTCCTTTTATTATTATTTTGTCTCAGACCTATCACTAATCTTTCGACACTACCATAATATCACGTTAAACCGCTCAAAAACCCTACAATATCCCTACAAAAACCCTACAAAATCAACGATACTTAACTAACACGCCTTTTTTATATGCTTCTGCAAATTCGATTAATGCGATGGATTTCAGCTTCTCTACGTTCTTCTCTCCGTATCCTCGTATCAATTGCCCTATCTCATAGTTAGAGTGCTTATTTACGTCACAGAAGCTGTAGTAGAGTATCTGACGACTAATCAGACTAAGAGCCATCAAAGCCGCTAGAATCGCATCTCTCTCTGCCTCTATGTCCATCATCTGGATCAATGCATCTTCTGCCTTATTACCATGCTTTGGTGTTCTAGGCATATCCGTAATAATCGGCGACTTAATATCTATCAGAGAGCGACCTGCCATCCGCTCCAAACGCCGAAAGTTCTTCAGCACATCTCTCGCATTACATCTTGTCTGTTTGAAATCTACCTCTCGTAACAATTGCATCAAGTCAAACCGCTCCTTTATGTGATATAATAAATGTGTTGGATTTATTGAATCAGTCGGAGCGATCCGGCTTTTTTATTTGTCGAGTTCCCTTTATTGACTTACGTAGCTCACAACAGCTGCATAGTAATTTGCATAACCTCTCTTAGAAGTTGCTAAAGATATATGCTGAATCTCATTGTTTTTCGCAAAATCGTTTAATTCTTTTTCTAAATCATAGCGAGTGTCCTCTTCAAAGATTTTAAATTTCATTGTTTATAACCTCCATATCCACCAATCTCACCACTGCTAAATTCTCTTTACTTTTCGCTAACCACTTGTCACATTTCATCGTGTTTTCAATGCGAATGATCGCTGAGTGATTATAGAGATGCTCTACATATCCACGAAATGGATAGATGAATCCTTCTGCTTCGCAGCGAACCATGTCACCGACTTTGAATTTTGGTTTCTTACGTGTTTTAGGGTTCTTTGTCGGCATATCTAGCATTAAACCGCCGATACCATGACTACTAGCGTAAAATCCGTCTTTTAGTTTCATTCTTTTTCCTCCAATCGAATTGACAATGTTTTCGCAGATGGTGATTCTGCTTTTTTTAACTGCACTATATCTTTATTTGCTGATCTTTCATCAAAATACTCCTGAGCTCTCCTCTTGTTTTTTGTAAAAACTGGCTTGCTATCATTCCAGTGATGGAAATAAACTTTCTTAAACGAACCATCTTTGTAATCGAACAGATAAAATGCTATTTTGAACATTTATTCCGCTTCCTCCTCGAAATACTCATTCAGTATCTCTCTATACTTTTCTACAAATTTGAAACGATCTTGATGAATTTTCTTGCTCCAATTTGTTTGCCGATCCAGCTCACGCATCTGATCGAACCCTTTTTGAATTTCGTTGTAATAAAATTCAATGTTTGCTGCTGCTTTCCAATGTCTGCTACTTCGCACTCCTGCTCCTGTTTCAGCCATTTCTAACTTAACTAATTCAGCTCGTTCTTTTGATTTTTTATCTTTCTGAATCTTCATCATGATTTTCTTGAGGATGATGTCACTGTATTGTGTAATGAGATCCATTTTTTCTCCTCCACATACCTAAATTGTCGTCCTTTTGAATCAATCCATAAGCTCCTAGCTCTATCCCAGATAATGTTTTTGCTTAATCCAGTAATTTCAGATAACTGTTCAGCAGTACCTGTTACTAGAATTCGATCACCATGCCAGATTGCAATTTTTCTCGGCGTTTTCCGTTTGGTTTTTTCAGTCCACATTGATTTACCGAGCTTTTGGACTTCTGCAACTATTTCTTTGTCTTCTTGCCAAGATTCTGACTTGGTTAATTCAGCAATTCGTTTCATTGTCGCTTTCTTATCCACGCTCATTCCTCCAATCTACGAATTTCCCTTCTTAAATTCTCTATGTGCAAATTGATTGCCTTTCTCGCCGTTTCATTGACCATCACTGCCTTTGTCCGCTCCAGATCGTCAATTTCATGTTGAAGGCTTCGAATTCGCATTTGAATCACTTCTTCTGTTGTCATGATGATTCCTCCACGTACCTAAACGTTCTCTTCTTAACGTCTGTGTATCCACACCTAGCTCTCTTTCTCACGATTTTCTCCTGCAATCCTGTGAGAGTTGCTAACTGCTGGGCAGTTCCTGTGACTAGAATTTTGTCGCCATGCCAGATTGCGATTTTTCGCGGTCTTGGCTTGTTGCTCTTGTCTGCCCACATCTCTCTTCCAAGTCTCATCACTTCCGAAGCAGCTTCTTTGTCATTTTGCCAATCTTCTGAATAAGTCAATTCGATAATTCGCTGCATTGCCGCTTTCTTATCCATCCCGACGTTCCCCTTTCAATAATTTGAGTACTTGATCAAGTGCGCTCTCACGTCCACCATGGAACGTGTTGAGCCACTTGTCTTCGTACGAGGCGCTTTGTCTTAAAGCTTCTTGATGCATTAGTTCGATCTGTGCTGTAAATGTTTTTAGATCCATCTGATTACACCTGTTCAAGTTCACTAAGATGTTTTTGCAATCCTTTAACGCAATCAACAAATAGTAATTTTGTATAAGCTAAATTTCTTAATTGTGTTGCATCGATATAAAGTGCGAAATAGTATCTGAGTTTACTCCAACTTGAACGATCATTCTTAATTCGTTCGATTCCAGCTTCTTCGAGTTGATCATATACGTCTCTCAGAATTTCTATTTCCTCACCAGTTTTATACTTTGCTATTTCATTAATTAGTTCTAGATAATCGATCTTCAATTTTCCACCTCTTAGAATGGTGCTTTTGATTGTCTATTAGCTCGTTCTAGCGCTTTTTTCTTAAGATAGGCTTCTTGGTCGATTGCCCACTCAGGAAGCTTCTCTCGTCTCCCTGTGCGCTTGTATCCACTGCTTGCGCTCTTAGATTCATTTTTTTCTTTTCTTGCCCAGCTTCGAATAGTTGCCAAATAGTTTTTATAAGTCTTACCTGATGATTCACAATACTCAGATAGCCGTTCTATTCGCTCTTGGTAGTCATTAGGAAATTCTGTTTTGAGTTTCTCCATTTGGTCTTTTGACAAAAGCACATTTTTATACTCTCCGTATTTATGACGGGTAGGCTTAGCCTTCGATTTTTTCGAAGGCGGTAACTCTCTTATATATTCTTTTGTATTATTAAATGTATTATTAATAGATGTATTATTATCTTTGACTTTTTCGTCAATAGGGGTATTGCGTTTTTCGTCAATAGGGTATTGATTAATTCGTAGGTACCTATTGATTATTTGATTGGTACCCTCTTTGTAAATGATTTCCCGATTCAAGTATCCAAACTTAATCAAATCACTTACCCATCGCGATATGGTCTCTTTATTAACACCATATAAATCTGCAAAGTACTCATTGCCTGCCCAACAAAAGCCTCTTTCATTACACAAGGCCGTTATCTCTCCGTATAACAACTTAGTATTTGGTTTAAGTCTTTTGTCGTACCTTACGTTGGCTGGTATAATCGCATAATAACTTCGATGTTCTGTCATTTTTACCCTCCAATATTTAACTTTTTGATTGTTTCCTGGTTTAACTTGATTCCTTTGATTTGATATTTATTTTTGAAATTGATCACACCTATTTTGTGTTTCTCTGTGTGATGGATTCTGCAGAGTGCTGCAAATGTGTACTCTGAATGATCAACTTCCTTGCGCTTTCGTCTTCCCAGCGCTTTGTCAAAGTGATCGATATCAGCTCCTGTTTTGCCACAGATGCAGCAGACTCTTTTTGTGATGCATTTGTAGAAGTAATACTCTTGATTCGCTGGTAAAATCTCATAACCTTCTTTGAAAGGAATATGATGTTCAAAGATGAAATCTAAGATGATATTTGCTAAGACGTTAGCATCACTCACGGTTGTATTCGATTCGTCTTTGAGGCTTATTTTGCGCCCTGTGACGCCTTCAAAACGGAAGTAGAAGAATTCCTTCCAGAACTCTGCAGGCATGCCTGTATCGATGAAAATATCGCCTATGAGTGCATAGATGAAGTTTCGTTGCTGTACTGTAAAGCGTCTAGGATCAATAAAGCGTATTTCAATGACTCGATCGCCATCATATCCGTCGTACATTGTTTTTAGTCGATCGATGTTTACTTCTTCATTGATGGTTGCGCCTATGTCTTTCCCTTTGAACTTTTTCAGAACCGCTGAATATGAATCGATTAATGGTTTAAACACTCATATCACTTCTCTTTTGTTTCTTCTCTGTACTGATCTTCAAGCCAATTAACGCCTCGTTTTAGAATGCCCAAGTCTCTCTTGGTCCATTTACTGTCATCAGCGGTTATAGAAGCCGCATCAGTCAATGCAACAATTGCTTCATCAATTGATTTTTCGTACTTGTTAGCAACCAGTTGTAAAGCATCCAAGAATAGCTTTTTGCTTCTTTGAGTAGCTGGTTCAAGCATTGAGACGTCTTCTGGCATATCTTCGCCAGCAAATATATATAGCCCTAGCCCAAACATCGCTAGATTTTTTACAAGACAACGCATGATTGTTTTGTTGATATCAAACATCGTTGCTGCTTCAACTCGCTTTTCGATTTTTCCAACAATCTCTTTTTTCTTCGTTTCGTTATTCCACTGATAATCATTGACTTCGTAGGTATATGGCTCATCTTTCATTGCCTTGTTTGCACCATCCATGACTGGTAACCACATGTCACGCTTTACTCCGTTGACTGTGATACTGGTAAAAACCATATAGCCTGTTTTCTCATCAAAGAGGTATGGACGATGCGTTTCTGGATCACGATAGATTTCGTAGTCTACTTCTTCGCAGATTTTGCTGACTTCTGCCCAAGCCCATGCCCACGAAAGATAAGTGAGGTTATTTCGTTTTTCAGTAACACCTTTAACATTTATTTTGTATAAGCTATTAAAAAGCGTATTATCACTTCTATTTTTCAAAGGTTGTTCCTTTTCACTCATCAAATTCTGCCTCCATTTCAGCGATGTATTTTTTGCCTTGTCCGTAATAAGAGATATCAATCAAGTTATCTCTGTCGTACTCTTCTAGCGCATCAATCAAGCCATCTTCGATGACGTAAATATATTCAGGTTTGTTTGAATGTTTTGGTAGATGAATAAGGTAAACATGATCCCAAATGCTCACAAAATTGCCCAAATCATCTTGATCACATGCTAGTTCTTCATCTGTCAGAAGATTACGTCTGATTTTTCGATTATTTGTTTCCTTGACATTCGATTTGCCCCAACTAGGATCAGTCAAATATTGATCTAGAGTGGAAAGTTCATTTTCCATATGTTAAAATCTCCTTAGATGTATTTTCTTTGTGACTCTATGCTTGCCGGCGGAGTCACTTTTTTATTTGTTGCCATGCTTTTTGCTTTTCGATATGTTGCTTGCTTAAAATAATAGGACGGCTATTTGCCCACCAATTATCAGCAATTACTTTACCGATTTTTAGCGCTTCTTCTCGTGCCATAGTTGCTCCTTTCTTTTGAATCAAGCAGATTGATTAAAACCATCAATGCTGCGAACAAGCTTCCCCCGATAATACTTTGGTGCGCTACAATCACTAATAACCCCAAAATGAATCCTATAAAAAGTGTGTCTGTCTTCTTCATAATCTAATCTCCCTATTTTTTATTTCTAGCATTCTCAAATCTTCAAGTTCAGAAGCAATTAGTTCAGCTTGTCTATCTGATAGCTCATCGGCTTTTCTAAGCGCTACACGGTCATCTTGTAATTGTTTCCTGCGTTGTTTAATCAAACCGAGAATTTGATGTTCTTGTTGCAATGTGTAGGACATAAAATCATTCTCCTTTGCCTTTAAAACTCAAAGTTTTCTTTCAAAAATCTTTGGAGTTCCGATCGTTCAATTCTGATGTCTAACTTGCTCCACTGCTGTGTTTTTAAGCCTAGGTTTATCCAATGTGTTAATTTGTCATCACCAATGCCTAAAACTTTTTTTACCTCTGATTTGTTTGGATATGGAGGAAGCTCTACTGATTTGTTCATAAGGTGTAATCGTTCGTCCAAAGAATTAAGCACTGCATTCGTGATCTGTGTAGTTAATTCGGAAACTACTAAATTATCTGGAATTGTTATTTGCATGTTTTTCCTCCTTTTCTAATTCTGCTAATACTGCTTCAATTGGCTTGATTTGTTTATCTGGCTTTCTACGTCCATTCATAATATCCGACATATAAGCTGTTGAAATATTAATCTTTTCAGCTAACCAAGCTTGACTCTTGTTATGCGTAGCTAGCGCCACACGCACTTTTAAAATGAAGTCCTGCGACATAACTATCTCTCCTCTAATAGATCAATTTCTGGAATATATCCTTCTTTTTTTAGCGACTCATAAATGAACAAACGTCCTTTTTGAGTCCATTTTGTATTCATCACAACTTTTGTTCCACCATCAGATTTCGGAATCTCAGTTGTATGAGATTTTGTATATCCTTGTCTCATATGTTTCTTGCATAATAACCATTGGTTGCCTACTTTTTTCTGAATACCTAGTTTATGAAGTAGTTTGTTCATCTGTTGTGGAGACATCCCATAATCTGCTGCAATCTGACTAATTGTTACTGAATCTGTAGAAGATAATATGCTATCTAAATATGAGATTTTGGGTTCGTATTCTGCAATCTTTTGTTCTGCGATTAGTCTTCCAGTACGTTCTTCTTTCAATTTAGTTGCTAATTGAATGATTGTATCTGGATTAAGCAAAGCTTCTTCTACTTTTTCTGGAGTTAGATAACCTCCATGTTTTCTAATTGCTGGCAACACTTCGCTAGTCACCCAACGTTTAAATTTCTTAGCATTTGGTTGTTTGCTTCCTAAAATTAAGGAGTACAAACCTGATTCGTTAATAATAGTTAACCCTCTAGGCGATTCAAAAGTACCGTTTTGGTAGTTTTGCCGATCTTCTACATCGACGTGTCTGTTAATATCTCTACTACCATTTTGGTACCCTAGAACTTTAGCCACATCTTTTCCAACAAAAAATGGTTCATCATGTATTGTTACTGTTCTTACTTCATGTTGTTCAAAGTTAAAAATTTGCGGTGTGTTCATTTTTGCTCATTCCTTTCTTTGATATAATTCTCTTATCAGTAAGTGGTCTACTGAAATAATTTAAGGTGGTGAAAAAACGTTAGTTGATCCAAAAGAGTTTGCTTTAGCTGTTGTCTCTTCTTCAGATTCAAAATTAACCGTTCAAGAAAAATTCAAGTTATTCAAAGAAGCATACACATACGCTTCCAACGAGAATAATGTCGCCCTGAATGAAGCGAAACAAAATGAGCCTTCTGTCCAAGAAAAAATCAAACGTGCAAAACAATTGGGGCTGTAGCTAACGCTTTGAGGATTTCTGCAATTACGCAGATTTCCTCTTTTTTGTATTTATCTGCCAAATGATTAAATGTAGTAACAGCAGTTAAACTTAATTGCTGTTCTGGGCCATCAAAAGCTCTTTCATACATTTCAAGCAATTGAAGTTTTTGTCTATTTTCAATATCTAAATCATTTGCTTCTAATTTCTTTCCTGATTCCATTTTTTTCCTCTCTCTCTATTTAAATTTGTAAGCTAACAAAATTAGCTAATTTTGTTGACAGTTTCTACAAAATTTTGTAGAATAAGTGCATAGTTAAATAAGCACAGAATTACCCTATAAATTAACATTCTAAGTTTCCCGACCTTGAATTTGTTTACTTTATTAGGTGTCTTTCTTATTGCTTGTTAGCTTATTAAATTAGCTTACGAACATATATTACTATAAAGTTTTGTAGATGTCAATGATTATCTACAAAGTTTTTAAGATGTGTTTTAGGCATGATCGGAGAATCATTATTATGACAACATTTGAGAGAGTAAAAATGTTAGCAGATAAACGCAAAATATCTATTGTCGAATTGGAAGAAAAACTTAATTTTAGTAAAAATTCACTTTATGCGTGGAAAAAGAGTAAGCCATCCATTGATAAACTAAATGCAGTTGCTGACTATTTCCATGTTTCAACAGATTATTTGCTAGGACGCACAGATGATCCTAACGCGGGAGTTGCACCAGAGGAAAGAAAACTAACCGTGGAAGAAGCTTTAGCATCTGTTATGAGTAGCGACGGAAAACCGCTCACCGATAATGATAGGGAAATACTATCAGCTATGATTGAAGCATATTTAGAGAAAAAAGATAACTAAATAAGTAGGTGAGTCATTTGGACAGTCAAATTGAAATGATAATTAATGAACTCGGCGTTAAGGTAGAAGAGCGTGAAAACCTTGATGCCGATGGCCATTATGTTGCTTGTATGAATACCATAGTAATAAAAGCTAATTTATCTAAGTATAGAAGACAAAGAACCTTATTACATGAATTAGGACACGCTTCTAAACATCATGATAATTATTTTTTATATAACTTAGCATTCTCTCTCCATTCAAAAATGGAATATGAGGCTGATCGCTTCATGATTGAAAAATTATTAGATAGATATATTGCAAAGTCTGAATTAGAACCACACAATATCAATTACATGAAATTTATAGAAGATAACAATTTAAGCGTTCGCTTCGAACCACTTGTGAAAGAATTATTAAAAGCTCGCATCTATTGTTATGCAGCTCTCTAAAATTTTTTAAGCAAAAAAAGAACATATGTTCAAAAATAGAAAGGTGAACAAAAATGATATATACAGAATTCAAAGAATGGTTAGAAAAAAACACAACCGGATACGAAACATTTATCATCAAAGCTACTAATTATCAAATTGAAAAAAACAAAAATAGACCCCCAAAAAAACGCTGGGATGATAAGAAAATAGATAAAGCTGTATTAGAAATGTGGAAACAAGTCGTGACTAACTTGTATCAAACAATTCGTAAAGAAAAAGGAGTTCCATTAATTAACGGGAGGGAAATATGGCTTGAATTTATAGAGGAACAAGGACTGATCGAATTTTTCAATGATAGCATGGCAGAATTAGAATTTGAATAGGGGTAATATTGATGGCAATGATAAAACAATATAAAAAGAAAAATGGCGAAAAAGCATGGTACTTTAAAACTTATCTCGGTATTGATCCTCTAACAGGAAAGAAAAAATATACTACTAAAAGAGGATTTAGAACACAAAAAGAAGCAAAAACAGCACTTTCTAGGTTAGAACTAGAATTACAAAAAACAGGAATGCCCACAAGTACAAATACTACTTTCAAAGAAGCAGCAGAATTATGGCTAGAAAGCTATAAAAAAACTGTAAAAGAAAGTTCATATTCAAGGACTAAAATAATCTTTAACAAACATATATATCCCAAATTTGGAAATATTAAGCTTTCTAAAATTAATACGGCATATTGTCAAAAGGTAGTAAATGATTGGAGTGAAAAAGGAACTTCAAAGCAGTACCCTCTTTTCATAAACTATATGAACAAAGTTTTTAAGTATGCTATAAATATTGGTTTAACATCTGATAATCCAACATTAAATTTACTTATTCCAAAGCCACAAATTAAAACAGAAAAGAAATTAAAATTATATACAAAAGAACAGTTGGAATTATTTCTAAATGAAGTATCTCAAGAACAGAATCCATATTTTAAAAACAGAGACTATACGCTCTTTAGACTATTAGCATTCAGCGGATGTAGAATCGGCGAAATATTAGCACTCACTTGGGACAATATTAATTTTAAAACAAATGAAATGGCCATTAAAAAAACTGTAGCTCGTTCAGATAAATATTATATATCTGAAACTCCTAAAACAAAAAAATCAAATCGAATAATTTATTTAGATGAAAAAACTATAAAGCAACTAAAATTTTGGAAGATCGAACAAAGAAAGTACTTATTTCAATTAGGATTTACTAAAGCTAATTATTTGTTTACCAATGACGAAAATAATTTCACAATTAATCAGTCAGTGGCAGAAAGATACAATATATATCGTGAGCGTGCCGGCTTACCTTATATCGGTCTGCATGGTTTTAGACATACACATGCATCAATGCTATATGAGGCAGGCGCAGATCACAAAGAAGTCCAAGAAAGAATGGGCCACGCAAATATAAAAACTACTATGGACACATATACACACATTACTAACAGCAAAAAAGAAGAAACAACACAAAAACTAACAAATTATATTAACTTCTAAGAAAGTATGGTCAAAAGTATGGTCAAAAAAAATCCCATAATTTACAAAAAAGCTCCATCCCTTGCTACACAAGAGATAGAGCAGTTTATTTA